ATTCTTTGATTCTTGATGTAAATCGACTAAGGCTTCTAAAGTGATATCATTGGCAATGAATTGATTTTTAATAGGCTTCTTTGTCTCCTCTTTTTGCTTTTGTTCATCTGCGGTTAACTTTGAATAGGCTTCGTATTTATCGTATTGTTTGATGTATTCTTTTATTCTCTTTGAATTGATTTTCTGCAATGGATAAATTATATTACTTATGCTTGGCGTTTTACCCAAGCCCGCCTTACCAACGATGGCAATCCAAACGTTGCAAGTTTCGTACCATCCACGCTTAACTTCAATCTGAATTGAATTACCTACAATAACTGAAAGTAACCATAACATTGAACATCCCATGTAATCAATCGAGCTATCCAAAGTCTTATTGCATTCGATCATATATTCTTGAATATCTTGCGGGAATATATCAATAGGAAAATTCAATTCATCTGCATTGATATTGATTATTTCTTTGTCTTCAATAGCTTTCTTTTTAGTTACGATACGGCTTCCATAACCTTGATTGTATAAATCTTTTGCGGCTTCTTTATAATTACCATTATGATATTTTATTGCGTATGCACTGAAAGGACTTATTAGTTTTTCGTTTGGGTATATAGTCCCAGTCGAAAACAAGTACATACAATTTGAGTTTCTATAAACATAACCGCTTTGCACACTCGTAGCTCCATGGCGTAAAATTATGTAATGGTTAGCTAATTTCTTAACTATCTTGAAGTCACTACCAATAACATCAAATATATCGGTTTTATCGTTGTAATCCTTCCAAGGCGTTATCTCGTTTTCTGCATACTCTTTAACTTCTTTCTTTTCAGGTTGTATCGTTTCGCTTTCTTCAACATAGTTGTAAGTTTTACAAATATCCCACAATATTTGCCTGTCACGTTCTGTGATAGCCTTTATTTCGAGATAGTCTAATTTGCTAATTTGATTATCATAAACGACTACATAACCACCTATTCCACGGGATTCAATTACGCATTCTTTATGTCCTTTCAATTTAGCAATCTTTGAATTACCTACAATCGTATTGCATTTATAAATGATGTGATAGCCTTGGTTTTTAGTTTTGTAAATAACAAACTTCAAATCAAAGTCATCAATGTTTGACTTTAGATATTCATGAAGCTCATTCCAAAAGTTATTCTGCTCGGGTAATGTTGCAAATACTTTTAAATCCACATCAATAACCTCGATGTTATTATAACCTGTAATCAAAGCTATGTTTGAAGTCGCTTTCATTTGCTCACCACTTTTCAGCATGATCCCGCCCTGGTAATGATAGCGCTTTGCAAATTCCTCTTTCGATAGTGGTGTTTGTTGGTTTGGCTTCCAACTAAAATTGGCTTGTTTATTTTCGCTTAAAGTAGCTAGTGATAAACCACTTTCGAGCAATCTTAAACATCTGTCTAATGTAATCATAATTTAAAAAAATACCCTCAAATTAAAAATGAACCTGGTACGTTGCATTTAAAAAATGAGGGCTGTGGAAGATTTTTAATATAGGTACCAGCTATATTTTCGATTCAAATTTACATATTATTTTTTGACTTAACCTTTTTCCTAGCGTCAGGAACATGGTTAAAACGGCAAGTCATCGGATCCAGCCTGTAATACTCTTACATCTTCAACTTTGCCACCTTGATACTTTACTTCGCTTGTTTGTATTGGCTGGTCTTTAGTTCCTAGACTAATTTTTCCATCAGTCCAAAATACTTTTCCATTACCGAAATAATACTTGTTTACTTTCGCATCTCTTTGCTCTTTTGTTTGTTCTGCAAAGAAGCTCACATTTTGACCATATTGGTTTGACTGGTCTGAAATAGAGGCTGTAAATTTAAAGCCTGTTTCATTTTTACTTTCGCAAACCTTCACGATTTCTTTCATTTTTTCTAGGGTAATATACCCACTAATCATTGTACTCATTGTTTATTTGTTTTTAATTGTTAAAGTTTTTGTATTTCGATTTTTTCTATTTCAATTTTAACGGATTCCCAATATGAATAGTACCATCCTTGTATATCATCAATGTTTTCAAAAATATCAATAATTTCATTAACTGCTATTAATGCACATCTTTTTTTTGCAGTTTCTAAAAAATAAACATCGGCTTCCATTAAGTCATCTTCAAAACTATCATATAATTGTTTAGCTTTCTCTTTCGGTGTCATAATTTTGGGAGTTTATTTCTGTAAATTCTCTTACTTTCTGCAAAATAAAATACGATATTTCATTATATTGATTTGAGGTAATATCTTGATGATTCAAAATTTCAAACATTATTTTATAATATTCAATTCCATTTGCATTGTTAATTATTCTTTCACTTTTTTTCATTTCTTTACTAATTTAATTGTTTTTTTATCAATCCTAACCGCTTTCATTTTAGCAACATCGATTTCTTTTGTCTCAAATGTTTTTCCTTTGTCATTTTTAGTTTTACCAAGGTATTCAAACCCTTTTAAATTTTTATTCATTGTTTCTATTTATTTTTAATGTGTTGTTTAATATTTCAGTTAAGACTTCATCTGCTAAATTACGTTGTTCATCCGACATTTGACCAATTGTGAACATGATATTATCAAATGCGCCAGTATCGTAGTTGTTCGTGGTTCTTTCGTGTATCTCTTTGCGCATTTCGTAGTTAGTAATACTGGCTATAATCTTGTGGATTCTGTTAGCTGATTGCATTGCATCTGTGAAATCCTTTTTAAGATTCTTTGTTAACTGCATATCCAAGATTACATTCTCACAAAGTCTACTAATTTGCGTTGCATAGGTAAGAATGAGCGTAATGTCGGTGTTTGATTTTAAGTATTTTGCATCCATATTAGTACATAATTTTAGTGTATTTATCTAAATCAAAATATCCATTGCCATTGTCTAAATCGTAGCCGTAAAAGTTAACCTTGCTTTTCTCATTGTATAACTTCATTTCAATCATTCTAGAACGCAGGATGTTTTTAGTCACTCCTACTAATTTAGCGAGCTTATCAATGCTTATCTTATCATAATTTGCCTTTACTATCTTTATTTGTTCTGGATTCAATTCTACTTTTTTATTCATTCTTTTTTCTTTATTGTTCTTAAATCTCACACATGCAACCAATCTTTGACAGCATTTTAATTCAGTTGCTATCTCGATATTTCTTTTATCCAGCATAGATGCAATTTTCTTACAAAGCTCGCCTGTTTCGTGCTTAATCCCAAGCGTTTTCCTACGTTTGCTTATTGCACTCACACTCACTCCGTATAACCTCGATATGTGCTCTAATTTCATTTGAGGATTCTCTTTGATATAATCATTTAATTTCTGCATTTGATAATTCTTTTTGTTTGTCTTCAAATACTTTCATCTTATTTTTAACCATAATAACTAGATTTCTAAATTCAAGTTCCAAGTCATAGTGAGCTTTCGCTTTTGCAAAATGGTACATAATAGTTGTATGGTCTTTTGGGATTAAACTAATAATCTCTCCGATGTGTTGATGTGTATAACCTTTTTGTTTCAAGATAAAACTGGTTGCTTTCCTTGCATCTACAAATCTTTTTTTTCTTTTTTGCCCTATTAAGTCATCAATCTGAATGTTTGCATATTGGCAAATTGTGCTGAATAAAGTATTTTCATATTCATTCAATCTTGTGATGTGTTGTTGTATTTCGTTTTTCATAATTTATAATTTTAATGTGTTATAATACTCTCGAGCTTTCTCGATTTTAATCTTTAATAATTCAATGTAATCCGGATCATAATCAAAGTAAAATACCTTCACACGTTTCTCAATAGGTAAATCTTTGATTAAATCGTTATTCTTTTGGATTTGTTGTGTTTGTGCGATGTAATCTTCATTATCGTAATTTTTGCCATATTTCCAAGCCAACTTCTCGCATTCATTTAGTACCATGTGCTGTGGTGTTGGCACCAGAGCATAAATCAATCTATACTTTTCTTTGCCTGTAAGCCACATATAACACTGAGCCTGGGCAAAGTACATCTTTGATAATTCAGCATTGAAAAACGTTTTAAGATTCCATGAAGTCTTAATGTCTTCAACACAATCTTGTAACACGATGTCGGGCGTTCCTATAACATACTCGTTTTGTAGCTTTGTATTGTATCGTGAACGAAATCCACCAGGCACAACTTGGCTAACTAAATCCATGCTATCCTGTTCACATTCGTTTCCTTTATCCATGTAGTCGTTTTTGAGTAGTTCGGAAAAACCGAACGTATCGAATAGCCACTTGTCTTCAACAAAAGTTTTGGCGGTTTCTGAAAGATTGCCGGCTTCTTTATCGGCTTTCAATTTTGGTTCTGTCATTAATGAACCAGTACCGCTGCATCTGAATAAAATTTTAGTTTCCATTTAATAAAGTGTGCATTTTATCGTTATAAATAATTTCTAATTCGTATTTGTTTACCAATGACTCAACTTGTACCAAAGTATCTACGTTATTCGCATTTAAAATATGTTTTTCAACCCTTTCTTTCTCTTTTGATGTGTGTATAGCTTCTGAGCTTAATAGCTCCGTATCGCCTGTAAATTGCACAATATCCTTTCTATTCAAATTAGCTCCAAATAAATCTCCAAAGTGGTCGCATGCGTCTTTGATGGCAATTGATTTCGCTATCGGTAGGGCCATCATTACGGCTCCTTTATTTACATTGCTCATATCCATATTAAGATTGCCACTCCCTTTTGTAGTTTGTAACTCCTGGGCGCCTACGCCGTCATGGTACATCATCTCGTTAGTCGCTGGGTTTAAGTAATGTACTCTTACTGTCACTTCAATAGCATTGAATAATTGAGCGGTCTTAATAACTTCGATTTGATATTTTTTGAAACAACGTCTTAATAAATATTCTACTTTGTCAATCGGTAGGTAATTGTAACCTTTAATAAATGGGTGTTGTTTTACCCATGTCGCTGGCGGCGGTGTTGAAAGTATTACATTCAACTGCTCTAATGGTACAACGTCTAAATCTAATTGTTTAAATAGGCTTGTTATCGTAGCCTTTGTTTGTTTTGCTAATTCTTTATTCATAATTTATTTTGTTTTAGTGGGGGAGTTACCCCCCGTTAATTAATATCCTATATTCCAAAGGTCGCTTTTGAATTGTTCCTCGTCCCAGTATTCCTTTTCCTCTGCTTCGCTCATTACATCGTATTCACGTCTTACAAAGCATTGAGTAAAAATTCTAAATTGGTAATCCATGTTTGGATCCTCGATAGCCATTTCAACAAATGTGCTCATAGTTCTATTCTCAATTGTTAAATCCAAATCAATCATGGCGGTCTCATTTGCATACTCAAATAAGATTCCACGCATTTCATCAAATGTGTATTCGTTGTCACATAAGAATTGAGATAACTTTAAAAATTTCTCGGTGTTGAATGTTGTTTTTCTTTTCATAATTTTTATTTTTAAATGTTTAATAGAGTGCAAATATAGTTCTTTATTTTGTACTACCAAATTTATTTTTTAAAAATTAATATATTTTGATGTATTTTAACTAACTTTTGACTATTCATATTACCATTAGCTCTCATACTAGCACTAGCAACTGGGTTTAATAAAATAGCTTCATTGTAAAAATTCATGCCACATTTTTTAAATGCGTTTATTGTATCAGGTACAAAACCAATATAATTACCTTTTTTATCTCTTACTTCACCAACTACAAAACAAGCATAACCACCATTTTTTAATAGATTACAACTTTTACATATTATACTTTCATAGGCTTTCATAAATTCAAAATATGGCATGTTAGAAATATCACCTTTTAAATCACTATATACTTCTAAATTAGCATAAGGCGGGCAACTAAATACTAAATCAAATTTATTATTAAAACCTTCTAATACTTCATTTGAGTCACCTACATACCATTGTGGTTGATTATTTACTTCTAAAATATTTAATCCTTGCTCTCTATTGCAATCTATTTGCTCTTGTCTAATATCTATTCCTGTATATTTATACCCAAGTTTATTAGCTACAATTCCACGAACTGAACCACCTGCAAAAGGGTCTAAAATACTTCCTCCAATAGGGCAAAACCAATGATACAAAACTTCGCATAAAGCAGGATCAAAAATTGAAGTATAATTATCTTTGTTATCGTAGCCTTCTTTTTTAGATATATCTCTATAAATATCAGTTCCACTATTTATAGATTTTGCTTTTCTTCCTACTTCACTTTTTATTCCCAATTTTTGCCATAGCTTTTTTCTTCTTTGCCAATTACCACTTTTTGTATCTAATATGCTAAATGGTGGCTCGATAAATTTATCTCTTAATAATTCATCTTTTATAATTTCATTTCCAAATAAGTCTAAATTCATAATTAAATTTTTTTATATAAATAATAATTCGTTAATGGTTTTGCTAATGTCTTGACGTTGTTTATCAGTTAGCTTTTGAGGATTGATCCTGTTTTTGTTTTGGATTAATTTATTCACGATATCTAACAATTTATGATTGTTACTTCGATATGTCTTTAACGTGTTGTTTTTAGGATTGATGTATATACTTTTTCTACCTAGTTTTTTATTATTTTCCATGTTTTTATTGGGTGTTTTCTATGCAATCGCTTTTTGGGATTCTATCAATTGGTTCTAAATTAGATTTGAGATATCTAAATGTGCCACGTTTTGGAACATATACCTTAACGGATTCACCATTGATTTCAGTTATTGTCCCTACTTCTTGAGTGCTTTTAATTCTTATTTGTTGTCCTGTTTTCATTACTTATAATTTAAATGAAATATAGTCGGGAGCTATTTCTTTCGATGGCTCGCTAACTATTATTTTATTATCTTCAAAAGTGAGATTAATTTGACCTTCAATATTATGTATAATACAATGTTGAATGAGCTCTTTAATTTCGCTTACCGATGTCACAATGGTTGTGTTTACTATTTGCATATTAATTATTTTTTAAGTAGTTTTTTAATCTAGCAATATCAGTTTTTAAGAATGCAATTTTATCCCAATTCTTTGTTGGCTGTTGCATCTCAATTTCTAATCTTTCTAATTGGCATACTAAATTTACTTTCTTAACTTCATTCATTGTAACCATATCGTAATGGTGTTGAGTTAATGTGTTTTGTTCGCTTGTTTGTTGTGTTAGTGTAATCATAATTATTGTTTTTAAGTTTTAAAAAAATTGTGCGTTGAAGTCGCACCCCTTGTTTTTTTATTTAGATAATAATAATAAACTTGCAGATAATTGTAAATAATCAGAATAGTATTTATTTCTATCTTCAATAGAGATGTTTTTATCTAAAATACATTCCATTAATAAATCCATGATCTTTTTGGTGTTTTGTTTTGTTAGTTCTAATGTTTCGTTTGTCATAATTATTATTTGTTTTGTGAATACAAAGATATACTAACATTCCGTACTACCAAATTATTTTACAAATTTTTTTTGTTAATTCTCTGAAATGTGCATAAATAAAGGCTATAAATTTTTAAAAAAAAAGCCCTACTTAGAAAAGTAGAGCCTAAAACACTAAATTTTAATTATGAAAAAAACGAGTTAAATCGGTAGTCCGTATTGAAAATGCATCCAGTCTTTATCTTTTAATCTACCCAATGAAGCGAAGCCATGTTTTTCAAATATGTCAATCATAGCTTTATAATCTGCTCGTGCAAAACGTGCTGTTTTATGAGTTTCTTTTAGAGTATTTCTGTTAGGATCCAAATCAATAGCCGTTCCCCATGAATGAGCTGAAAGTTTAGTCTTTGATCCACGCATTAAACGATAAGTAAAACAACCGCCAAAGTCATTAATTTCAAGTTCATTTATTTTGCGCTCTCCGTAACTTGATAACAATTCATTGAATACATTAGTAAATGCCTGTGCTACTTTTTTGTGGCATCTCATACGCTTAACTGGTTGCCTATCGTAGTACATTGTATATGGCAAATCTATCATTGTTAAATAGGTACCTTGTGGATTTGGTTTTCCAAAGTACTTTACCATTTCAGCGGGACTAAATATTTTCGGTTTCATGTTATTACAAAAATAGATATTAAAATTTGACTTCAAACTTTATTCTTGCGCTTGTTGACTTGTCGTTTATCTCGCACCCAATAGAAGCCGTTATATTCTTTATTTTAGCCTCAATTTCAGCCTTTAAACTTATGTCTGAATGCTTTACCTTAATTGTATTGTTATCGAGCGTAAACTCGCTATTTTTAGGCAAATTTAACCGCATCAAATCAAACTTTGCAGTTATGATTGAATTAGGCATTACGCTTTATTTTATCAGTAGAAATGAAACGTAAACCGATGTTAATTACATTCGTTATAAATCCTACTAATACAGTCAATCTTAACGTTAAATTTTCATCTAGTTTTAGGTCCAAAAACAATGGCGGTAATAAAGCCATTACCATTGTAATAGATACCAGGATATTCATAACGATTGTTTTACTTTCGTACCAATGTTTAATTTTCGGCTTCATCTGTTTCTTTTAATGGTTTAAAATTGTTTTCAGTAAGGATGGCTGCACTTTCAACTCTTTCGTAAACATTACCATTGTTATCAGTTAAATTTTCGCTAGTGTTTATAACTGCTATAATTACGCTATCTACGATAAATCTTTGAACGTTCACTCCGATTGATGTATCTTCTTTGTAGATTGCCGTTGGCATTGGTAAATCTTCGCTAACAACTAAAGAAAAATATTGGTTCTCATTGTAGTTAATTACGTCAATTAGTTGGCCCGCTTGTAATATTAATTTTGTCATGGTTTATCCTGTTACTTCTGTTAATAAATCTTGTAATTTAGCTATTGGAGTTGTAAAATTATTACAATTATTTTCTGAAAATTCCCCGTAAAAATTTGAACCTATAATTACCAAAGATGTATCAGTTGTATAAAAATTTAAGTTGTCATATTTGCCAAAGTAAATTAATCCAACGTTTTGCTCCTCTATTTTAAAAATAGATGGGTTACCAACTAAATCAGTCATTATTCTTAAATCGAATAAATCGGTTACTACTTCATTTGTAATAATGAATTTTGAATTGTCAATCATTTTTTTATATTTGTTTTTTAGTTAAATTTTTTAATATTCATAGCCGTTGCAATCGTTACAATCGCCACGTCTGTTTATTCTACGTCTTGATAAATTGAAGCTCGAATTTGTTTGAAGTCCACTAAAGTAAGGCGTGCCTTTGTCGGGAGTTATACCATCAAGGAAATCATAACTATTATATGCTGGGTAGTCGCTTAAATTATTCTTTAAATATGTAGTCATCATTTTGGTATAATTTTCAGCCACACTTCTAACTTCGTTTTGTAAGAATTTCAACGCTTCCAAATCAATCGATTGACCACTTTCGCTATCATTATTCATGATTGACTTGTTGAATACTTTGTACTTCAAAAAAGGCAAAGCATGATACAAAGCATAGTTACATAACATGGCCCCAATAAAGTCATCAAGTATTTTTTTATTCGGGATCGTTAATGTGTTATTCGTGATTTGAGTTTGTAACTCTTGGTAAAACGTAGCACCTAAATAATTTTGCAAATAAATATCTTGCGCCTGTAATATAAACGGCTGTAAATCGTCAGGGCTTACCGATTGATGGATTGAAGTATATGATTTTAATTTCGTTTCTGATACGAATAGTACGTTAGTTATTGCCATTATTCTACGATTGAAGTTGTTGTTGTTGGTATTGCTGTTGGTTCGATAATAGTTGTTGGCATAATGTAAAGGTCGGTATCATATCCACTATTCAACATTAAATTATTGAATACTCGTAACATGCTTTTTTGGATTGGTCTAATACATGTGCCTATAAAATGACCATACGCAACCGCTAATTCATCAGCATTCGAGCTAAAGCCAGCGCCACCATTGTAAAGGCCCAATAATAACGGACTTGTAATTCTATGCCCTGTTAAGATTCTCGTTGTGATTCGAGTTTCTAAAGTAGTGTAGTAATTATCGTTTGTGCTTGTTATAGGCGTAACCTCGGGAGCGTGTTCTTTGTCTTGACTAAATGCAACGAATGCTTTGCCAGCATTTTCCGTACCTCTATAAGCCATCGTTAATTCATCGTAAATTTCTTTGCGTTCTTCGGGTGCTGGGATTCCATTGTTCAAAGAAATAAACAAAGATGGATTCAAACTATTTGCTAAATTCGAGATGTGAAATTTACTAACCTCAATATCAATTTGGATATCATTAATCGATCCAGCGTATGTCGGTAAAGGATAGTAGATATTGCCAGGTTCATAATCAAACGCATACAATATTTGCGAAGGTTGTTCAAGTGATAATGCAGGATTATATGTAGCATATTGTGTTGGCTTATATTTATTTGAGTTCTCCCAATTTGTGCTATAAAAATATTCTTTCGGAGCGTCATCACCTGGCTCAATTTTTCCACTTCTTACTTTTGTGAAGTCAAGATGGTAAATTTCGCTAATTGTATTACCATCATTGCTCCAAATTATGTTCAAAGCATAGCCACCGAAAGTGATATAATCTTGAGCACATTTTTCAAACACATCGTTCCATGAGTCAATCGGATTCGCACGCACTAAAACGTAATTCAAAGCCTCGTCAGTGGTCTTTAATCCATTACCTATGGTAGCGTCTATCTTTGATTGAATAGCCGTTCTATTGATGGCTGAACGCAAAAATAAGCTCGCTATAAATTGTGGATATAAATTGTCCTCTCCATAGCTTATCCATTTTTTAGAACCACGCTCTGAAAACGTAGGCAAATTTATTTGAATTTGTGAAATCGAATTGAATGCAAAATTGTTCATATGTTATTAAATATCTTTTTTAGCGTTTTTTCGCAATGAAATAATTTCGTAAATATACTTCACGCTAACTAATATTGATGCAATAATTGATACAATGTAGAAAACTATCTTTAAATCCTCGGGCAAAGTTGTTAAACTTACTCCAAAAGTCGTTGCATTTAATACGTTTACGGGTTCTTTTAATGTGTCGATTATTGTCTTCATTAGCTTACATATATTACGCTTTCGCTTTTTTCATTATCAGATATATATTCAATTTTTTGTACTTCTGTATCGCCAGCTAAAAACGCTTGACCACGATTGTAAATGTCATCTTCGATGTTTATAGTATAATCAAAATTACCAAATGGCAATCCGTTCAAATGATAATCGCCTGTAATACCATCGTTAATATAAATGGTAAATTCTGCAAATCTTGTACTACTTGTTTTATTTTCTAATTTACAAACATGGTCAATCCTATCAAAGCCATTGAATAAATGTATTCGATAAGAATTCATGTTTTGTGTGAAATCTCCGTAAATTATAAACTCGTTTTTTCCTTCTATTAGATTAATCATGACATAAAAAAAGGCGATGCGATTGACCGCACCGCCCTATTTTTTTAAAGGTTAATATTAGTTAGCTGAAGTATTGAAATCAAAGCCACAAACCGCTGCTGTTGAATTCGGTGCGATTGCTGCTATTGCTGTTCTACTTGCTGAGCTCAATGCTGGCATAGGATCCGCTTCCATTGATTGAAACGTAAATGTATATCCGTTCATGTCTCCGATTGCTTGACCGCCTTCACCTACCATAGTAGATAAAACCGCTCCACGTGTGTTACCAAGTAACCAGTATTGACCCATGTTATCTAAAGCGATAACTCTGATTTCACGATTCTTTGCTAATAATAAGAATTCGTTTCTTTTTGCAACGTCTCTTTTTGAGATGTTTACGCTTAATTCAGTTGTATAGAAAACTGTTCCGTTTGCGTTTGAAATCGTTGCCGTTTCTGTTAATTTTGCAGTATCTTTTGCAAATTTGTATTGAAAGAAATCTCCACTACCACCAGCCAAGGTTACTTCACCCGCTGTAACTGTTTGGATTTCGAAATTGTCGCCCGCAAAAACGTAGATAGTATTCACACCACCTAAGGCGCTCATACAATCTAAATTAATCGTGCTTAATATGCTACATGCCATGTTTATAAATATTTTTTAAAGTTGAAAAATAAGGGAGTTATTAGCTCCCTTTTTTATGATTATTTGTTTGATACTACTTGAGAAGCATAAACCGCTGTTCCAAGTCTGAATTTAGCATTGAAATTCATGATATCATCAGCTTCGTTATAGTAGAATTTGAATGTATCCATTTCATCCAATAAACCAGTTCCGAAGAAAATGTATTTTTTAGGAGCGATAATAACACGAGCTGCGTCATTGATACCAGGTGCTGCGAAAACTGTAATGTTTGTACCAGGGAAAACGAATGAGCTTGGAGCGTTAACACCAGCTGCGTTGCTAACTTGTGCAAATTGTCCGATAACTGAAGCACCTGTGTTTATCAATGCAGCTACTAATGCTTGATAGTTAGCATAGCTAGTGTACATTACTAAATCATCTTCAGTTTGTAATTCAGGAGTTAATGAACCTACGTTTAACCAAAATTCAGAGATTGCAGTTGCAGCAGTCCATGCAGTATAAGCACCAGCTGAATTGATTGAACCTTGAGCATTTTCAGTTTGATATAACAAACCTGTTAATGTAGCTCCGTCACCTTGCCAAATTGTGTTCTCAACATACTTAGCGATGTTAGCCATTTTGTTGTTTGCGATTAATTCAGCGAAAGGAACTGTCTCTTGTTGTGCACCCGCACCCAATTGAGATGAAGTCCATTTGCTTCTTAAATCTTCAGGACACATTTGCTCCTTTAACATTTTAGAACCTACAACCAAAGGAATTTGAGAGAAAACAGTTGCGTTTGTTCCTACTTGACCACTTGCAAATCCGCAAGTTGCGTCTTTGATGTCAACTGTTGAATTCATTAAATTGATTGTAGAAGTTCCTGCTGTTTTACCTGCTTCGATAGTTACGAATTCGGTAGTAAAAGACTTTAATAACGCCGCACTAATAAGGTCGGTAGATAACTGGTCTGTATATGCTGGTAATGATGATACGTTAAATGACATATTTTATTTTTTTAATTGGTTTTTAATTTCTTTTAATTTTTCTAATCTTGAAAATGT